CATTGAACTTATACATATATTCCAGTTCCTTGTCATCTTTGTGAGTGTATGTATACACCTTGATATCTTTCATTTTACAGTAAGATATGAAGTGATGATCTAGACATGTCCAATGTAGAACGATCGCTGTGAGACCCCTCGTTAACATATCATATTCATCGTTAATGAATGTCGTTTCGAAGGTGGAACCCTTTTGAAAGTGTATAGGAAGGTTGTGAATCAATTTTCTATTGAAACTGCAGAAGATAACATTTCGCGTCGGTTCATTTTCGTAGAATTTTTTGAGAGCGTTGGTAATTTGTGCATCGCTACCCTTAATGTCTAGGAGAAGAAGAGTCTTTCTAATTTCAGGAATTCGGTCGTAAATATCCTGTAAAGAACAAACACCCAATTGTTTCAGTTCATTTAGACTCAAATTACATACATAGTCATTTCCTATATAGACATCATGAAACAAAACGATCTGCCCAGTTCCGCACAACTGCACATCTATTTCCACACCGTCATACTCCCTGTGCACAGCTTCACGAATTGCGTCAACACTATTATCTATATGTGTGAGCGAATACCCTCGATGAGCAATACACTTCATTAACTTAAAGAGATACCAGTCCTTTAACTTAATGATTCTCAGTATAGACGTGGGTATAAGGAATTTGGCGATGTGTCTCCTGGATGATAAAAAGGGTAACCTCGTCCGAGAATGGGACGTAGATGGAATTCCGCCACAGCATAAAGACGGTGTATACGTAGCTATGCGAGATCACCTAGATGCCCGACCTTGGGTTCTCAAAGCGGACACGATTCTCATTGAGAAACAACCCGATCGCAATAAGAAAATGGTGAGCGTCATGCATTTCCTATACGCCTATTTCATCATAAAATGCCCCAATGCTGAAACTATCCTTTACGATGCTCGACACAAAATTCCAGATGTCGCTGGACCTGGGAAGGCTCAATACAATAAGAGAAAGAAGGTATCCATAGAGAGGTGCGAAGCATTTATTCGAAGTGGAACCACAAATACACACTGGATAGACACCTTTATCAAGTCTAAAAAGAAAGATGACCTCGCAGACACAGTCATGCAAGCCCTCTCCTTCGTCAATAGGGTGGAGGTGGTGCCAGCCTCCAAAAAGAAAAAGACTACCAAGTTGGTGGCTCGTCGACCTAATGAAAATCAAAAAGCTACAAAATATTCAAAATCAAATCTTGCATGGATTTATTTGAACAAAGTTGATTGTGAAGTTCTCGAAAATAATAAAAGATTCATGAAAGACTTGAAGAGGTATTATCGAGACCTAAGTGAATTGATTAAAGAAATAAATTAGAAAAATGAGTCTCACAATCCGAATGTCCGCCACTCCCCAAAAGCCGAACATCGACAAGATCATCAAGAGTAATAAACGTCTTAGGGCTGCAGCGCATTCTTCAAAAACGAATAGGAAACATCATCGTGTAGCAATCGATCAACTTGATTCATTTTTGGATCTCATCGATAATGCAATCGATGTCATGAATAATACTACAGTTGAAATTGAAAAGTCACAAGAGAAACTTTATGAGTTGTACGACTTTTGTGGAGAAGTCCCAATGGATGAAAGTTGTGATTATTAAAGATTAGAACGGATAGTTATTTATAATGGAAAAAGTTTTGGATCACGGATTCGTAGAACTCGTAGAGCACATGCCCCAAGAGAATCTGGACAAAGCAATCGTAGATGGTGCGAGGGTATCCTACCAAACGGGGACAAAGACGACACGTGGAGATCGAGGACTCATTAGGTATCTTCTCCGTCACGCACACACTAGCCCCTTCGAGTTGGTGACTTTCAAGTTTCGTATCAAGGCGCCCATCTACATCGCACGGCAGTGGCTTCGGCATCGAACCGCCTCTGTGAATGAGATGTCTGCTCGTTACTCCATCGTGGATGAAGAGTTTTATGAACCGGAATTTTATCGTGGTCAATCTGAGGTTAACCACCAAGGGTCTGAGGGTGTCGTTGAACTCGGTAAAGAAGTCAATGAACTTGTATCTATTCAACAGAAGAATGCCTTCAAATTGTATCAGAACTTACTCGATAAGGGTGTATGTAGGGAACAAGCGAGGGGTATTCTCCCTCAATCTACATATACCTCCTTCGTATGGAAGATGGACCTCCACAATCTCATGCACTTTTTGAGACTCCGGATGGATCATCACGCACAAAAGGAAATTCGAGACTATGCCAATGCTATTTTCAAATTGGTGCAGCCCCTCGTTCCTATCACGATGGAAGCGTTCATGGACTTTAGGGTCAACGCTATGCAATTGACGGGACCTGAGATTGAAGCGATTGCGAATGGAACACCAATCGATTCACCAGGGGAGCGAAGAGAGTTCGAGGAGAAAGTAAAGAGGTTAAAAATAAAATCCCCAGAATGAATACCTTATAATGACTTCCACGATAAACATGTGCGCTACCCACCAATACATGGCCTTGTGCCTACTCGAAATGACTCGACGACCTATGACTGCCCGACGATTGGGGTATGTTCGGGTTATTGAACATCCCAAACCAGAAACTAAATTAGCACTCAATTATGATGAAACTGAATACGGTAAGATGGAGATGAACCGTCGCCCTCGAGCTGCATTCAGGTTCAAAAAACTTAAAAAAATAAATATCAATACAAAGTAAATGCTTGCCATCACAAATACAATGACCGTATTCGCCACCGAGAAGAAGAACAAGGGGTTCAAGAAGTTGAGTAAGAAGATCCAAAAGGAACGCAACGCTGATGTGGACAAGATAAAAGAGAAGGTCTCTGATATTTTCCGTGATGAACAGCGTCGTTTGAAGGGATACTTTGAGGAGCACAATAAGTTGATCAAAAAGGATGACAAACCCAAGAAGAGTGGTAAAAAGTCTATTGATTTTTACGAAAAGTAAACCATAAAGTGCATAAAACAAAAAACATTGCCAGGGGTGGGGTGTCCCCAAATTTCTCAGCCAGTAGAGCGCATACTACACTGTACTGGACGAGCCTAATTTCCTGTTGTGTTTTAACCATCGACCGTTTCATAGACCCCCTAGACTTTTGGAGACCTGTGACGGCTGTGTTTATTTTACCTATCGTACCGGGAATCTCTGCAGTCTTCATGAATATATCTCCAACATCTACAGATTCCATAATTTGCTGTTGGATGAGGGGTTCCAGATAGGTGAAGTAGTTAAAGTCTGGGTCAAGTTTGAGACATATACCTTCGATCGTGGAGAAGGCTTTGGCGAGGTACACAAAACTACTCGGCACGAGAAATGGTTTCTCAACAGCAAGTTGTGTGGCGAGATCATCATTCACGATTCCAGAACCGTCTAGGGTTTCTAAGTACCCCAAAATGGTTTCAAAGAACAATTCAATATCGGAAACATCTGAAGATGTTGGAACTATCACACCTAATTTGACGAGGGTATCAACTATACCGGCAGTATCCCGTGTAATGATACATCCAAAGAGTTTTGTGAACCCATCCCGGAGTTCTTCTGATAATGGTACAAGCAACCCGAAATCATAAAATATAAGTTTCCCTTTGGGTGAAAAGCCCAAGTTACCGGGGTGTGGATCCGCGTGAAAGAGACCATTGTCCATCGTTTGAATGACATAAGAGTTGATCAGGGCTTCACAAATCTTCTTCTTGTTCACTTTAGGATCTGTGATTTCGGTCAGTTTCACAGAGGGCACATATTCCATGACGATCATTTCATCATTTGAATACTTTTTATATACTTTTGGAACTTTTACCCAATCAACATCTTTCATACTTTTTCGAAACTTTATAGCATTCTGAATTTCTTGTTGGTAATCAGCTTCTCCCAAGAGGTATTCTATAGATTCATCGAGAACCACACCGGAACTATTCCCTGTATCAATACCAACACGTTCTAAAATTTTTACAATGTCGCGTATAGTATCTGTATCCTCTTTCATGATGTCCAGGATCCCAGGTCTTTTTATTTTTACAACAACCTTTTGTCCAGTGTGTAAGACAGCCATATGCACTTGCCCTATACTGGCAGACTTGAATGGCACAGGGTCAAATTCTTTGAAGATGTTTTGATCTACAATGGTGTTAAATTCCACGGGAGGGACGTCATCTTGAAGAGATTCCAACTCTTTAGTGAACTCTGGAGGATACAAGTCTCCTCTCGTCGAAGCTATTTGACCTAATTTTACAAAAGTCGGACCAAGTTCGAGGAGTTCTCCCTTTGTCCACCTCCCCAGTTCAGACTTATCTTTTACAGTCGCATTTTTCAAAAGAAACTTACCTGCAAATTTCCATGTTTTTACCCTTTGATTTGGCGCCAACTTGACAGGTGGCGTCGTAGCATTGGTTATACTCAACATATCCTACATTACCCTTAGGATTTTTTCTATAAGCTAAATATAGAATGAAGATTCATATCGTTGGAGCTGGTCCTACGGGAATGTCCCTCGCTTGGGAGTTACTTAAGTCAGGGGAACATGAAGTTACCATCTACGACAGAAAAGTTTCCGCGGGTGGTTCTTGGTGGGAACCTGATATAGAATCTCGAGATCTTCACGCACACCGAATCGTTTTTGATCGAGCCTTCGTCAATACGAGAAGTTTATTCAACGAAATGGGTATCTCTTGGGATGAAATGTTTCAAGCTAAGGAGAATGGTGATCATATTCGTTTCGTTCTCCGTTCTCTAGGTTTTAAAGACTACGGGACCCTAGTATCCCTATTTGCTCGGGTGCTCTCTCAACCCTCTAAATATAAGAGTGTTTCAGTTAAAGATGCCTTGGGTCCCCTCACCGAGAGTGGACAGAAATGCGTTGAACATCTTCCACTCATCATGGACGGTGTGACTTGGGACGTCATGTCTGCGTATGAATTTGTAAAGAATCTCGATCATGTTGGACTCTCCACTCCACATACACAGAGAGTTTCGGGGAAGGTGATGTGCGACGCCATGGAAGAAGCGCTCATTAACACCGGAGCCAATTTCATTTTTGGAACAGAATTAGTTGACATCAAATACAATGAAGATGATTTCGTGGCAACTTTTTCTGATGAAAGAGTCATTAATGATGGAATGCTTTTCCTATGCCTCGATAATAGTCCCGCTCTCAAACTTTTGGGAGATAACTGGGGACCCGATGCGGACAAAAAAGTTCGTCTCAGTACATATGGCGCCATTAACGTTCTTTTAGACTATGAAGAGCCACTCAGTATGAAGACGGATCTTGAGATTTCTGCAACAACCAAGTGGAACTTACAACCTAAAGTTTTAGCTGATGGTAAGACTGTATCGTGTGTCATTTGTCACCTCACAGAAGAAATCTTGGGTTCCAGTCCTGAAATCCTAAAAGAAGAGGTTCTCAAACAACTTGGTCTTCCCGAACCCCTCGATATTCGAATCGGGTGGGGAGCGGAGTGGGAAGAAGACAAATGGACATTCTCCCAATCTTCCGGTGTGCTCAGCCTTTATGGGCAACTTCCCTTCTTTGGAAAGTGTTCAAAGGTTGCTATGTGTGGTATGATGTCTCCCAGGTATACACCCTACTCGAGTATCGAGGCGGGTATAGAAGTTTCTAGAAGTCTCAGTCACGAGTGTTTCGGAACAAGGAAACCACTGAAGCCCCTACTTCTTTCTCAAGTTCTTCTATTTGTGGTTGTGCTACTTATAGTTTTAGTTCTCGTGTATCGTAACAGGAATCAATGAAGTTTGTGGCAAAAGTGCACGAACCAATGTTTGAATTCAATAATAAAAAGTATATACGTCTCATAATTCCCGCCAAAGTTTCCGAAATTGTGGAGCGAATGCACACCCAAAAGTGGCACGGTCTCGCTAATCAAAATATAGATAATCCCCTAGATGGTAACATTCTCACAGTCAAGGTTCCATTTCGATATAGGAGAGTGATGTGTGAAGTCCGAGGACGACCCGTGCAGTCTCTTATAAAGGGTGATGACGTGGAAATTGAAGCGGACTTCAGGGGGTATTGGAATGTGGGAAATTACTCGGGCTTCTCTTGGATACTCTCGAGCTCCTCAACCTCCTGATTTGGATCATTAGGAAGCTCGATAGTCTTGAGACCACCCTTTTTGAAACCTTCAAAAGTTTGAAGCATTCCCTGAAGCCTGAAGACTTCCTGGGTCAGGCGCTCAATCTGCATACGTGTTTGTTTAATGTTCTCTTCAACGTCGACAACGGGCATTTTACTCATTTAAAGTTTCCAATCTTTAAATAAGTAATCCGATGACAGTTCTTACACGGACGGGGTATCTTGTAAATGATGGACCAATTCAAGATATTAAAAAGGAACTTACCGTAAGACCTATCGTAAATGGTGACTTCGGATTTCCTCCCCCGCCTTTTAAAGTTTTTAAATCAACTAAGACTGGAGTCTGTGTTCCCAGATTCTATGGAACTGCTAAACTTGGAGAACCCAAGGAGGATCGTCGTCCCGAGCCCACTCGCACCAAAAACAGATTTGTCGGGCAGCTCAGGGATGCCACACACCAAAATGAAGCCTTTGCGGCTGCTATCAAGGCGGGTCATGGAGTTCTTTCTTTGCCATGTGGGTATGGAAAGACCACCGTATCCTTGGCGATAGCTTCAAAGTTGGGCTACAGAACCATGATCATCGTGCACAAACAGTTTTTGGCGGATCAATGGAGAGAACGCATTCAACAGTTTTGTCCAGGTGCCACAATAGGTATCGTGCAACAGGACAAGAAAGAGGTGGAGTGTGATTTTATTATCGCTATGCTTCAATCTTTGTCCCTAAAAGAGTATTCATTTTCAGATTTCGAAAGTATTGGAACGCTCATCGTTGATGAAGCGCATCATATTTGTGCTAAAGTGTTTTCACAGTCCCTTTTCAAAATGTGTCCTAAACATATCTTTGGCCTTTCGGCGACACCTGAGAGAAAGGATGGACTCACCAAGGTTCTTCATTGGTTCATGGGACCCACATTCTTTGCAGTCGAACGAAAAAATCAGGCACAAGTGGAAGTATTCCCGGTGACCTTCGATTCACCTAACTATAGGAATCCACCACCCTCTATGAGAAATGGTAAAATATCAATGCCAAATATGATTACTGAACTTGTGGAGGATCGAACACGTAACAGAATGTTGGTGGAACTCGTGAAAAAAGCTTCTGCGGGAACGAGACAGCTTCTGGTTCTCAGTGACCGTAGACATCACTGTGAGTTTCTTCATCAGTGTTTTCCGAAGACTTCGGGACTCTACATGGGTGGCATGAAGGAGGCAGCGCTCCAGGAATCCTCAAAAAAGAAAATCATCTTTGCCACCTTCAGTCAAGCCCATGAAGGTCTTGATATTCCAACACTCGATACAGTTATTTTGGCGAGTCCCAAGTCTGACATCACCCAAAGTATAGGACGTATCATGAGAGAGACGAAAGGTAAAAAGAATGAACCGCATATTTATGATGTTCACGACCCATGGTCAGTCTTTACAGCGATGTATTTCAAGCGAATGAAGGTGTATCGTCAAGGTGGATTTAAGATTCATGGTAAAGTGGCGAATGAAACGAAGAGTGACTTCCCTCAGGGAAAGTGTCTGTTTTTATAATCTAAACAATAAATAAATGTCTGGTGCATTAATACAACTCGTCTCCAAGGGGGTCCAAGATGTATACCTCACGAGTGACGAGGGACATTCCTTCTTTCGTATGAAGTTCATGAGACACACGAACTTTTCTCAAGCCCCAAAGTTGATAAAGTCCATCACTGATAAGGATAATTCCATCGTCATTCCAGTTTTGGGTGATGTTATAAATGGCATTTGGTTTGAGAAGGTCGGTGTGAACGCAGTTGATATGTCATCAAATCTTTTTTATAATTCGACGATAGATTTGTATATTGGTGGACAAAAAGTAGACTCCCAACATTTTGACTACTATGCAGACATCTGGCCCAACTACATGGCTGATACATGGACAAAGGCGCATGAATTAACGAACAGGGTTTCTAGATCTAATCCAGCTTTCCTTCCTCTTCACTTTTTCTTCTGTGATCATAAGGCATTCTTACCTCTGGTTGCCTTACAGCATCATCAAGTTGAGATTAGGGTCACTTTTGATGATGCTTATTATAACGATTCAGTTCTAAATCTCACGG